GTGTTTGACAAAGTTGCTCAAAATTACACGCAGCAGGATTTAGATAAAACTCTTGTAGGACGACAGCAATACGATTATGAGACTCCGGAGTTTGGCGGTCCGGCACCAAACCTTCCATATGTGCCGGAGCAAACATTCTCCCCCTTTGATTATGTGTCGTATGTACACATAGGCGCAGATAATCCAACAGTCACTTTTAGTAGCACAGGCAGCGGTAAGTTTGAAATAAACCAATTACATACAGCAATTCGCGTGTCAAACAGCACATACGCCAATAGCCAAGCGCCGACAACATTCGGCTCGCCGAAGGGCGTATATTCTTCTAACGATGGTTTTGCTGACCCCATTTTAGAAATGTATTCGATTGGTAAATCTGTGGTTTCGCAATATTACGGCGGCGGGTTTGAACACCCCGATAGTTTATGGAGTGAGGGTGTGGTAGACCAATCCACCCAACCAGCGACGAGCGACGGCACAACAGCATATAAAAGATTAGTCGAATATGCGATGACTCAGTATGAAGCCGTAACAAACACCGCTACTTCCATAGGTCCATATGATTACCCGCCCAGCATTCCCGGCGTTGGACTGCCGTCACTTTGGGAGTTAAGCAAATTAAATGAGGCTATAAACGGAAACACATACGATTTCCCACCGACTTTTGTTTTACGAGCGATGCCTTATGTTTTTGTACAACAGGTGGTAGATAAAATATGTCCTATTAATTCGGCACAGTCAGGGATTGGTATAACCGCGTTGCTTGCCCCATCAGCAAAGAATGATAGTTTGACCGATATATTGCCTATAACAAGCGATAGACCATTTCGGTTTACTGGAACTTTGTTTGATAAACTAGGATTTAGTATAGAACAAATAATACCTTTTACTGGAAAACAAAACACACTTTTTAATAGACAAACACAATCACAATATTTAGGTTTTAATCAAGTTGTGAGCAATAAATATGATAATATGGTAAAACCCGTCACTACAAATGGTTTTGTTTCCGGAACACTATCGCTCGCATTTACGGCAAATAGTTTTACTCAACCACTAGAAAATCTTGGAACGCCAACTTGGTTGTTGCCGCAAACGACAGAACAAGTCAGCGATTCCATTATTGCTGTTAAATTACCTAAGAAATTAGCATATCCATATCTTGTGCTAAATAGCAATATTGTAGAACAGAAAAGTACATATTATGGATCGAAGTTCACGACGACAATCCCCACTTTAGCATATCTTGCGAGAAACTATAATGTTGCTGACTTTACATATACATTCCAAACTGATTGGACATATCAGGTAGATAAAGATCATGTTATTACAGATTTTGATATACAGATATTAACTCCGGAAGGAAATCCCGCTCCTCTAGACGACAATAGTAGTGTAATATTTAAAATAATTAAAGAAGGAACTCCAGCGGCACAACAGGTGATAAAAAAATCATCAAATAAAAAATAAATCCTAATGTTGTTTACATTTTCTAAATAATTTTGGGCGTTTTTGTAGATTAATCTCTCTAGTCTTGCTTTTAGGATAGTCAAAAATATCTTTCTCTTTTATCTCAGGCTTCTCCATCTTCTTCAAGTGTCTATCTATTTTTTCTTGTATCATTCCCGAGATTGTGCCTAGTTCGCAATCACATTCACATCTATCATTATCCATTATATATATTATTACAATATTATTTTATTTAGTTAATATATAATATGTCGTTAATTACTATTCAAAGTGAAAGAAACGATGCGGGCGATGGATTAGAGCACGGTTATATTCAAAACCATTTCACCCAACCTATCATAATAAATCCCGGCGACACAATATCTCTTGTAAACCTCACGATGACTAAGGTTTCCGGTATTGAGATCTCGGCAGCAAATGACACGCTCATATGGCGTTTTGGAGATGGTCTTTCAGCAAATGCTGGTGTGAATGCTATTCCCCCATTCGAACAACATATAGTTAAATTATCACACGGAACTTATACTGTAGACCAGCTCGTCACCGAACTCCAGTTTAAATTACAGGACAGCGTGAAAATTGGTTGTTTTGACCCACAAGGACAGACTGGAAAAGGTTTTACCGTGTCATATGATAAGACATCAAAAGTATTAAGTATTGCTATGGATTTAAGTGTTGTCCCGACCGAAGCAAATGCTCCTTTTGGACTTGACCAAATCAAACCATATATGAATGGTAATCCGGAAAACACCGTAAATCAAACAGTCGTTCCATTTAAACAGATTCTAACCGATGATGGTGCGGGAAATCCCATACCGCCGACAATTCTTATGCGTGGTTATACACCGGTAGAAACACCGGACATCAATCTTGGTGGGCAGTTCTCTTTCAACCCGTATTCATTATTCGACAGCGGTGTCCCGAATGCTTTGTCCACAGCAGAAACCGGTATTTTCTGTAATGGTGGGACCACTTCGATTATTAGCGAAAGCAACTTTGGACAACGGCGAGTTGACTTGGCGCAAACTTTAGCGAGTGGCGATACTTGCTGGGCTATAGATGATAATGGTGGAACGGCAGGCGCAAACACACGATTAGTTATGACGGCAGCAACGCCGGGTGGTGGGGGTATAGTATTTCCACCGGTTGAGTGGCTTGGTGCGGGAAACGATAATAATGTTGATATAGCAAAATCCGCTGCTGGTCCACTTGCTCTAGGTTGGGATATAACACTAACATTTACCGACCCCGTTAGAAAGTTTCCCGTTGGAAATCCCGACAACGCAACTGTAACTGTTGTCTATTTACATTTACAGCGCGAGTATCTAACCGGCAATAGTAAAACAGGCGATGTGGGGAGAAACTCCGGAATATATAGAATGGGCTGGGACGGAACTCTTGACGCAAGCCTTCTTTCGAGTTGGAATATGCCTTATAATGCTTGGAATATGGTTTATGCGGGCACCAGCGGCGCCGACCCCGATGAGACAGACGGGTTTTTAATAGGACTTGTGGATACTGGATATGCTGCCGATCCAAACTCCGCAGCACCTTCCGGTGGTTTTGCTCGTGTATATAATGAAGCATATCGTTCTTTAACTAATGCTGGGAACTTGCCCCAATTGCGGTTGCGCGCCCAAGTTGGCGGGGTATATCCCCCACTAAGCACCGTGAAGTTTAATGAACCTATTGATTACAATCCAGTTGCTCTCGGTTATATGCGAAATGATTTATATGAGGGGCGCGAACTGACTCCCGATGCGCCGGATAATCAGTTTGATACGGTAGATCCAGCAGCAAATGGTGGTTTTGGGGGGAAATCTGTCGGGGGTGCTGATATTATTGCTGAGTTGCTTCCCTCGTTTGACGGGACGATGGTGCCGATTGTTAGAGTATCAAAAACAACGCAAACTGGAGGTTCTACATATCTCGGCCCAAATTGGAGAACACGGACTATTATTCTAGAAGAGAAAATAAATGACGCGACAATTATGCCGACTTTTACTCCGCCCAATCTTGTAAAATTAACCGTAGAAATAACTGGAATACAAGGGGTAAATGTTTCTATTAGTTTTGCTGCCGATCCAACTGCTGACTTTACACCCAACACGAAATTACTTGTTTCTACATCAAATACTGGAGCACCGGTACAGAAAATAAACTCCACTATTAAAGAAAGATGGTTTCCGCTTCGACCAGCAATTGGATACTGTTCGACATCATGGTATTTTACAACCCCCGCATATATTCAGGGAGAATATGATACATCGTTAATTAGCGGGAATGGGTTGTTAGGTTCACAAGCAGAATCACAGACAGAAGGCGGCGAATTAGATGTATCGCCACACGGAGTGGGAGCACCCACCGCAATTCAACTAAGACATCTGTGGAAGTTTGGACAATTACAAGACAGCGATGTTGGGGCGGGAGCTGGACAAGTCCCCACTAACCAGCGCGAGCCAAATACAGCGAGTGTAGCAACAACGCTCAGTCTTCCCAAATATGTTATTTTGAGAAATCAAGCACCGACTGATGCCGCAGTCGCTTTTCCGCAAACTCAAGTCAATACGGGAGGGGCTTTGCTCGAAACTGGTGAGTCGCCAAACTTGTCTGTTGAGGTGAATGATTTTAATGTGAAAGGTTATAACGGAGCAACCAGCGATATAAACAAACAGATCTCAGTAATATCGAGAGAAGAACTTGCGAGTGGACAAACAACCGGTTCTCTTCATTATGTCCCACCATATCCAATTAAAATAGATTTAAATGTGCCCACAACAAAAGCACTTAATTCTCTCACAGTAGCCCTACGAGATGTTGATTCCGGAAAGATTGTTGAGGAACTGGCTTATCCAACCACCCTTACACTACTTCATGAGGCAAGCGAGATGTCTAAGATGGAAAAGATGTTTGATCGGGTATTAACGAAGCAAGCTGATAAAAATAATACTCAAAATAATTTAATCGGTATGAATAACCCAAGAGTTTAAATATATATAATATATATGCCCCGCTATAACATTATACGAGCGCAGCGCAACGCCAAGAAGATAGGGGTGGTGGTTAAACCAAGTACTAGGAAAGGAAAAAAGTTAGATGTATTTTCCAAGTCCGGAGAGAAATTAGCAAGTATTGGTGATGTTAATTATTATGATTTTACAATTACAAAGGATAAAAAAAAACAAGCAAATTATAAATCTCGTTTTGCGAAAACCCGTAATAAAGTTGGAACTCCATCTTACTTCGCAGATAAAATACTTTGGACTTAATATTTTATTATCTTTACTTAGTATATAATTATGACAGCGTGGACAGACCTAGTGAAAAAAGTGGCCAAGCGTGATAAAATCTCATATACCAAAGCACTAACTGTAGCAAGCGGGGAATACAAAAAAACGAAGACTGGTGTGTCGAAAGGAAGCAAATCTAAAACGATGAAAGGAAAACTCGATTTCACCACGAAGAAGGGAGATATTCGTGATGTAGACGGTAAACGCCAAAAGGGAAAACGAGCATATTAATTTTTTTTATTTATTATTATATTTAGATATAATATAATAATGAGTTCTGCTCTCGACCAATTAAGACAACTACAGGGTGGTTTTGACAGTCAAGCTGACGAGATTAGCGATATGATTAACGAGCGCAGTTCCGCATTTTCTAATGCTTGGAGAAGCAAAGCGAATGAAGCAATGAAACTCAAGGACGATGCGAAAGAGCAGCTCGACGAATTGCTTGCGACTGGAGTGATGGGCGCACAGCAAGCAAAAGGATTATACGATAGGGTAAAAACTGTTAGAGCGAATCGTGCGGCGATTAGAGCGGGAACAAAAAGTGCTGATATAAAACCCGCAGCAGAGGACGACGATTTTGTAAGTCCGGAGGAAGGCGTGGGTGATGACGACCCGCTTTTTAGCGATCAAGGACTCGGGCAACGGGGTTCAGCGATCGTTGGTGATGATGAGCGCGAAAATCTTTCTTCTTTGAGTCGCACCGCCCGTGCGGCAGAAGAGCGAGCGGCGGCAAGCAGAGGGGCAGCACCGGTGCCCGGCAGTTCAAGGGCGGCAGCAGCAGAAGACGCGGCACCCGCCGAATCAGTATCGTCATCTTCATCAAAACTCGCCACAATTCCGGAGGAAGCAGAAGATGAAAGTGCTACATCGTCGCTTTTTGGGGATTCTGCTGGTGGTTTTACAGACGCATATAGAGGTGACCAGTTTAGACGAATGGGTTTTGGACAGCCGGGTAGTGGCGGCTGGCAACGGCAACCCGATGTTTTAGAACGCCAAATGGGCAGCGGTCCAGTCCAGTCATCGTTTTCCCAAGCAGAAGATGACCCAACGGCACCGGACGGCACCGGCAGCGCCGTAGCCCGTAAGACAAGTCAACCGCAGGCAGAAGATGATGATGCCGAAGCGGGGGCAAGCGAAGCGGGGGCAAGCGAAGCGGGGGCAAGCGAAGCAGGGGCAGACACAGCAGATATTGCCGACACAGCAGCGACGGCAACAGAAGGTGCGGAAGTCGGTTCATCAGTTGCTTTAGGAGCGGGGACAGAAACAGCAATTGGTCTTGCCGGAGATGTACTTGGACCGGTTGGATTACTTGCGGGAATTGGTTTAGGTATTTTCGAGGCAATTGACAGCGCGAGCGCTAAACCACACGACCCCCCACCACAAGAGGCGGTGAGTACAGCGGTAAGTAGACATTCTTTAGTTCTTCCAAGTATTGATGGCGTTGTTGATACACCCGCCAGTATGTCCGCTTTTTAATATAATCAAAATATTTAGTAAATTAAAAAGATAATATTATGATATTTTTATCTTGTATAATATTATAATGTATAGGGCGACAAATGAAAATCAGGCATTCGTAGCATCAAAAACTGTTAGTATTAAGCCGGAATCACAGATTGATTATAAACCCGGCGGTGAAATCCGTTGGCTAATCCCCCAGTATCTCGGTTTTGTAAACCCCGAGAAAACTTTTCTCAAGTTTGATTTTCAGCTTGCGGGAAACGGCAAGTTCTGCCCCAGTCCATCTGCGGGCATTCATTCGGTGATTCGTGATGTGGTTGTTAGGACTGGTGATGGCGGAACTACTTTAGAGTATTTACAGGATTATAATCAGCAGGTGGCGAATAGTTGGGCGTATACCGGAAATGACAGCATTAATGATAAACGCAATATGTTTGAGGGCCGCTCTATCAACACCGACGGCAACAATCAGCTTTATTGGGCAGACCCACCCGCGCTTCCCCGCACAGCAAACCCAGCGGCTAAAAAACTAACGATGATGATTCCAGTATATAACTCCGGAATACTTAATGGTGATAAAATTGTCCCACTTGCGGCTATGGCCGGTGTTCGCTCACAGATGGTTTTGGATAGTGTTCGCAAAACACTCCAGTACTGGAGCGATCAAGGCGTAACTTATAGCCAAGGTTATTTAAACACTACAACAAAAGCGGTTGGAGATGATGCTGCTGCTGCTGGCGCGGCTGGGATATTTACCGTTCAACTCTCGGCGACATCGCGGGCGGCGGGTGATGGTGAAGCACAGCCCGCAGCACAAGCCAAAAACATGGGGCTTTTTATTGGTGATATGCTTTATATTCAGGAAAACGGCGAACCCAACAGCACCGGTGAACAACTTGGAGTGATTACGCAGTTCGCGCAGGCAAACGACGATGCTGGTGACGCATCAATTTTAGTAAGTTATAGACCAAACCGCGCAACTGGTGTAGGCTTGGTTGGTTTTATTCCGGCGGCGGGCGGCGGTGCGGTTGGTTATACAACTCTAGCATCAAGGGTGTATGTAAATGCCGAAGATCGTATGACAACTCAAACATACACCGACGCTGGTATAACTACGCCCGGCATCGATTGGACTATCAGTAATTTAGAGATGATTACCGAAACTGTCCAGCCCCCAGCGGCTTATGTAAATGCTATGATGTCGCAGGTGGGAAGCGATAAAGGATTGAACTTTGATTATAAAACTTATACCACATACAAAAACAATATTATTGCGACAGCGGGAATGACTACAAGCAATATTAACGCAGAGCAAACAAGAGCATATTCTATTCTTTCTCGTCCGTGTTTAGCAGACCAAACTGCCGCTTTGCTAGACAATAGTTTTAGAGGGTTTCTCGACGGCGCACAAAATTATCAGTATGTAATGGGTGGACAGCTTGTTCCAGCAGGGCGTGATGTGAAACTTAATCGGCTTTCACAGGCTCCAAGTAAACCCGATGCTCTAGCACTAATTGAACTAGAAAAGGCGCTGACCAATTGTGGCTATACTGTCCGTGACACTAGCGATCCCGGCGGAGTTAAGTTTTTAATTGGTAGAGGACTATCAAAATATGGACAGGTTGCTAATCTTGCTAATCAGGATTTAGCACTTCGGGTGGAGTATGGTGCTGGCGCAACATCTAAATTAATGGTTCATACAATTTGTGGTTTAAACCGACTTAACATATCTAAGAGTGGGAGTGTTGTTATTCGGTAAATTAAAATAATTAATTATTATATTATCTTTTAGTATATTATAATATGTCTAATATTGTTGCCGTAGAAAAAGTCGAAATAGATGCTCTTAACGCACCAACTCAGCCGTTTTCGTTTCGTGGTGGTTTTCCAATTATTAATTTTGAGATTGCTTCGCAAAACAAGTTTCTAGTGGGAAGTTCCGTTAGACTAAACGCGGATATTGCTATTAAACAAACCGGCACCGGAGTTCTTGTAAATAACGGAGGCACTAGCGGCGGTGGGCGCGCGGCTTCTAATGGTTGTTTTAATGGACGCATCGGTGCGAATGCTTGTATTAAGCAGATTACAATTAGTAATCAGGAAAACCAATCTTTAGAAGTTGTGCGTGAGTATCCCCGTTATTTAGCAAGTGTGCTTCCCACAACTCATTCCGCAGCAGACCTTGATACTGGAGTTGCCCAGCAGTCCGTCACTTCTTCTCGTTCTCTTGTATCAGCACAATCACAGAATGAAGGATTTTCTGTTTCTATGCCCCTACGATGTGGGCTCCTCAGTGGAGGCAATCCCCTCCCACTTGGTATGAACGGATTGCGTGGACTTCATATTCAGCTTGAGTTGTCTCCCGATGCTCAGGCACTATCAGGTTGGTATGATAATAACACCGCTTTAACTGCTGTAGCAAACCCCGTAGCATACGAACTCCGTAATGTAACACTATCATATGACTTGCTTGTCCCCGACGAAGATGGGCAGGCACAGATGGGTAATGCTACAAGCGGTGAACTGACTTATAACTCTGTAAATCACACCTATTCTGTTCTAAACTCTAGCGATCAAGTTGTGTCATTAAATCTTGCCGCAAGAAAGGTTTTAGCGGTTCATCATAATTTCCTTCCCACAACCTTTATTAATAATCAGGCGAGAGATGGTAATGCTACATCTTATCTTAGAAATGCTGGTACTGGTGGCTATACCGCAGTTGCTGACTTGACTGAAGTCGCTTTTACTCGTGGAGGTATTAACTTCCCCCGTGAAAATCCCATTCGTGATCGTACAGTTGAAACTGGCGACCGCCCACAGACAGAGATACTAACTACTTTTATTAATTCCATTAAGCCATATGAGAATATGAACCATTCACTAATGTCTTTGACCACTCAGTCCGGACTGGATACTCGTCCACAACTTATCGATGGTGTAGATGTGCTTGCGCCCACTCTGCCGGATAAAGTAGAGGTATATGGATTGGGTGTTAGAACTGACTCATTTAAGGTTGGTATTGATTACTCTAGGACAAACTACGGGCTTCGGGTTAAATCGACACTTGATGGTAATTCGCCTATGTCGCTCTATACCTTTACTCTAGCAGAGAATGTATTAGCATATTCTCCTCAAGGAATACAGGTTATAAATTAAAACTCAATATATTTAGAAATAATTAAATGATATTACGAAATTAAAATATTATTTAATTATATAAGATGTCCGTACTTCCCGATGTATTAAAACTCAAACCGCTTCCTAGCGTAAGTTCTATGTCTATTCATACTGATATACTCGACCCCGCAACTATTTCCAAAACCCACGCGAGGTTTGTCTTTGAGCGGCGTGGTATATTAGATGTAAACTCGTGTGTTCAAGTTGCCGCTGTTAGTGAGGCTGTGCCCGCCAGCCTTGCCGCCGCCGCTTATTTCCCTATGAAAACAGGAGTCCACGCTTTAGTTAAATCTGCCCTTCTCCGTTGTGGTTCTGTAGTTCTCGCACAGACAGACGAGTATGCGAGATATTTCACTATGAGAAACCAGTTTAAAACACAGGAGGAAAGGGTTGGGCGTGATTTTAACTCGCAGCTAATCGTAGATGGTTGTCAACCGGATAATCAGGGCACGGGGAAATATCAGCCGGTGGGTTGTGAGTGGTCGATTGGCGCACCGCAGACCGGCGGCACTTTGCCTTTTCAAAAAATTACTGCTGATGAAACCACAACTCCAACCGGCACAATCAAACTATCTCAGTTATTCCCAACTCTAATGAAAAACCTTCAGCTTCCGCTTTACCTAATGAACGAGCGTGTTGTCCTTGAACTTACTTTTAACGAGCAGCCCAACACAGGACCGGACACACAAGGCACAATAGGGCTTTTCCCCGCAGGACACGCCGCATCATATGGTCTTTCTGTAGCGACCACTCAGGTAAAGTTTCTAGCAGATTATCTTACCTATGATGGTGATGATGGGCGTATGGAGGAAGTTGCTAAACTTGTAATGTCGCCACAGGGACTTACCATTCCATATGATGATGTGGCGGTGACAACTACCACAGTCCCCGCTTCAACAGTAAATCCCCAGCGTATTACCCGTGAAGTTGGTATGGTGGGCAAGCAGGTTAAAAATATCACTTGGTGCGACCAAAAACAGCAGGGCGGGAAAGTTGTGAAAAGTAATCAGTTGGGCGACTATGTATCACGAGCATCTTGGTTGCCGAGTTCATATAATCTTCGTGTGAACGATATGCGTATTTTCAATCGTGATGTAGAGCGTGAAAGCAGACAGCAGGACGAACTGGCTGCTGTGATGGGTGTTCCTATTAATATCGCAAACAGCGAGTATTCTTGGGATACTGCCGTATCAAAGGGTGTTGCGGGCGATGGTTCGTCTGCCGCTGGGGCATATGTAAATCCCCGCTGGAGCGCAAACACAGTAAATGGCTTCGCCGGCGACACGGGGATCGCTGTGGGCGACGGCGCTGAAGGTCAATATGTCCGTGAAGGTATGTCCCACTACAACGGCGTCTCGCTTATCACAGACCCGAACCTACAGACTGGGACTATGGTGGGACAGAAGCCCATACAGATAGAAAGAAATATTGCCCGTGTGGATAATGGTAATGGTGGTACTGATACAGAGGCATTCAACACAATTTTTTGGACGCAGTATGGACGGGTTATGAATATTCATAACGGGGTAGTCAGTGTCGCTGGTTGATTTTTTCTGTTTGAAATAAAATTGAAATGCTTTTTTGGTAAAATATATATCGTACCAAACAAACTAACAACAACAACAAACTAACAATATGTCTTCCAATTTCCAAGCGCTCCGCCGTCAACTTGCCCGAAATCTGCGCCCGATTTACGAAGCCCGCATTCGTCAAGATGACGCAAACCAAATAATTCTCCGCCAAGCAGGAAAAATAATTAAAATGAAAAAAGAGATGGCGAAAATGAAGAAAGAAATGGAGGACTTGAAGTCCGTCGCCGTGAGTCTGTATGAACTACAACTGGTTCGGGATGAAATCCATCGCCGCCGTCTTGCTAGTCTTCATCGCTCTCCACTTCCAAATACTTCCCTTGTTTAAACCCGCCTTGATACAATAGAGTATCAAAGTTTTTATAAAACTTGGGTGGATTATCCGTAAGGTCTATATAACTCCAGTTATATTTTTCTCTGTGTGTTTGCGCCATCAACGAGCGAAAGTTTTTATCACCACCTAAACTATCGCCCAATTCGTCGCTCAACTTTTCCATTTCTTTTTGATTAGTAATATTTCCAAGTAGATAATGAGAAGCATTATTGCGTGCTATAGGAGGCATCGACTTAAAGTTTTGGGACGACATCATAAGTAATCCAATATTGTAATGTCTATAACGAGAACAAAGTTTCCACACAGCAGAGGTTGCTTTAATTCCAATAAAGTCATCACAAATGACAGCGCAGAGGGGTTGATCCTCTTTCTTCTTAAAACTTTCTTGATAGGCGATTAGATCATTTATAATTTTATCATCATATCTGTCATAACAAGAATGAGGATATTTTTCTTTAAGAAACCTACTGGTTCTGTCGTTATGGATTGTATTGCTGATTATCACAACATATTCAAACATATCTAAATAAAAGTTTTTACTAAGTAAAAGATTGCTAATCATCGTAGATTTTCCACTTCTTACTGGGGCAACACACACGACACAAGCCCCGTTGGCGATGTTTGGTAAATTAGGGTGGATTGGCCGTTTTAATCTATTTTCTGTCCCATCGGGTTTTATTGGATAAATATTCAAATCACAATTCATAATATAATATGTATATATATTATATTAATGACACTAACTTCCTTCAATATTATCGAATTATCGACAGCCTCGGGGACTATACTAGCGGCGGTTGCGATGCTTTTAGCACAGACACAGAAGTCAAAATGTAAAAATCTCAAATGTTGTTGGGGTTGTATTGTCTGTGATAGAACAGTAGATGCTTTTATAGAAGAAGAAGAAGAAGAAGATTTAGAGAGTGGAGAAGTAGATGTGGAGAGAAAAGAACAATTAAATAAAAATAAAATAAATATACCAAAAGTAGAATTACCAATTAATAAAGATAATATCTCTCTACCTAAGGTTAATATAGTTGTAAAAAAGTAGAGAACGGAAGCATAGTGTGTATAGGATAGGGTTT